ATTTCGCTAGGCATGAAGTTAACAAGGAAGCCGAAGGATTTCGCCCAGGTGAAGATGGCTACCCGTCCGCATCGCGCATATCGTGGAGCTTGTGGGGCGGGGACGCGGGACAGGCTTGGGCTAACGCTCGTCGCGAAGATGACTCCGAAGCTTATTACGACCCCGAAGAGGAAGAGGAAAAGAATTTCACAGATAAAGAATTTGTCGCTCGTTTAGAATCTGCCAAGCAGCGTCTGGCGACACTAACCAAACTGGCCAAGCTCTAGCGAGCGACTCGGCCCAAAAAAAACAACCCATACACAACTAAAAAAATGGATAAACTAGTAAACAAGCGCGCTCAGTTAGTTACTGAAATGCGTTCTCTCCTCGATGGTAAGGAAGGCTTGAATACGGAAGACCAAGAAAAGTTGGCTAAAATTGAGGCCGACTTTGATTCTGTTGAAAAGCAAATCCGAGCTGAAGAGAAAATTAACAAGATTGAAGACAAGTTGGCTTCTGTTATCGAAGACAGCTACAAACCCTCAATCCAAAGGGAAAATAGCGTAGACGACTACCGAGCGGCTTTTGATGAGTATGCTCGCAAAGGACTCTCTGCTCTAACTGGCGAAAAGCTGGCTGCTCTACAAGTGGGCACCGACTCCGAAGGCGGCTTCATCGTTCCTGAGTCCTTTGAGACCAAGATCGTTGAAATCCTCCAGGATGTTAACCCATTCCGCAGCGTTGCAAACGTAATCCGCACCGCTTCAGATCGGAACATTCCGGTTGAGTCCAGCATCGGTTCTTTTGCATATGTCGCAGAAGAAGGAGCCTACGGATCTTCTGATCCCGTGTTCGCTCGCGTTACTCTCGGTGCTCATAAAGCAGGTGGTATTGTCAAGGTTTCCGAAGAACTTCTACAGGATGCTTTCTTCAATCTTGAGACTTACCTAGCTAACGTGGCTGGTCGTCGTTTTGCAAACCTTGAAGAAGCTTCTTTCTGCACCGGAACTGGTAGCAGCGAGCCTCAAGGTCTGTTCAACCCAACCTACAGCAACAATGTGACCGGAGCTGTTTCGGCTACTGCCGCAATCGCTAGCGACGATCTGATCGACGTTTTCCATAGCCTCGGACGTCAGTATCGCAGCAATGCTACATGGCTGATGAATGACGCTGCTGCAAAGCTGATCCGCAAGCTCAAAGATGCTGACGATCAGTACCTATGGCAGCCAGGTCTGCAAGCAGGTCAGCCCGACACGATTTTGGGTCGCCCCGTTATCGTCTCGACTCAGGCTACTGCTCCAGCGGTTGACGCAAAGAGTGTTATCTTTGGAGATATGTCTTACTACACGATTGCTGATCGTGCTGGCGTATCTGCTCAGAAGCTTAACGAACTCTATGCAGCAAACGGCCAGGTTGGCTACAAGTTCAGCACGAGAAACGACGCGAAGGTAATTCTGAACGAAGCCTTCACTTCTTTCACTCACGGAGCTGCTTCCTAAGATTGCAAATTAAAGCAATAAAAAGTTTTGCTACAAAAGGCAGTGGCTATCGGGTTGGGGATACCTACCAGGTAGCCGCTGCCACTGGCAAACAATGGGTCAAAAACGGATGGGCCGTGGAGGTTAAAACCCCGCGAGCTAAGAAGTCTAAAAGCCCAGAGGTAATATAAGCCTCCCCATCTCAATGGTCTAATAATTTAATCAGTGGAGACTTCACGAGTTGGGGAGGTATCTCCTCTTATATAAAATGCCTATCTACTACAGCTACAAAACCACTACAGGCCCAAGCAGTGAACCCATAACATTGTCAGAGGCTAAGGCCCAACTCCGCGTAGAGTCGGATTTCACCGACGATGACACTTGGATTACTACGGCAATAACAGTAGTTCGCGAGCAGGTAGAGTCATTCACAAATAGGGCTTTAATGCCCCAGAGCTTTGAATTAGCCGTAAGCGAGTTTAGCGATGAAATAGAATTACCTAAACCGCCATATAGCAGCTTGTCATCTATACAGTATTATGATCTGGACAATGTTCTTCAAACTCTTTCCAGCACCTACTACCTGGTTAATGATTATAAAGAACCAGCAGTAATTGCTAAAAAAACCGATCAGACTTATCCGGAAACATACGATAGGCCCGACGCGGTTAGGATCGCCTTCTCGTCTGGATATGCAGATGCGGCTAGCGTTCCTGCATCCATAAAACAGGCCATGCTAATGCTTTTGACCGATCTATATGATAACAGGTCGGCTAGCTCGAGCCACTTAAATACAGTCAAAATAGACTGGACCCCAGCGGTCTTAAATCTCCTATCGACCAATAAAGCCATACTCTACTAATGCTATCCTCTAGGCTCCAGGTTTATGCTAAAAGCGAATCTGTAAACAGCTATGGGGAATCCGAGCTAACTACTTCGCTATACAAATCTATCTGGGCACAAGAAATGGAAATAAAGATGGATGAAGTGAAAGATAGCGAATCAGTAAAGAGTATGGATGCTTATAAGTTCAAGACTCGCTTTAATAGCTGGTTAGATGAGAACTATGAGATTCAGTACGACGATGGGCGGCTAACTATCGAAAGTGTCGAACCAGCAGGGCATCAATTACGCCAGTGGCTAATCGTTAAAGCCATTAGACAACAATGAATCAGCGATTTAAAATATTCACTAGGGGAAGTTCGCTTAATTCATATGGCGAGCTATCTGAAACATTCACCCAAGGATCGTCTGTATTTGGCAGAGCGAGGCATTATACCGATGGTGAATCGCTGGTATCAAGGAAGCACAGACCTTTGCATAAAGTAGAAATAAAGGCTAGGCATTTTAGTGGCAGTATAAAAGACCAATTAGAGTATCTGGATTATCGGTGGGAAATCGAGGGGGTCAGGAGATCTCACAGATCTGGAGTTATAAAAATAATAGCCAATAGGCTATATGCTCTCGTCTCAGGTTTTTATCTCCAGCCCAATGGCATTAATTTTTACTTAACTCCTTCGGGAAACAAATATTTGCAGCCATGAGCGACATCACAGTCAGTAGCGACATCCATACATTTATGCAGTCGGCCAGCAACTCGGCGGCTCGAGACAATCTAGGCTTAGGCGACACCGATGCCGTCAATCACGCATCACTTACGCTGACAGGGAACGCGACGGCGGTTGAGTTTATTGGCGACCTCGAGGGGGCAGTCCGGTTTAACGCAAAAGCTGGCGAGGCTCTGACTAAAGGCGATGCGGTTTACGTTTCCGGAGTTAGCGGGAATCTTCCTGTCGTTAGCAAGGCGGATTCCTCCAACTCGGCGACTATGCCTTCTTTCGGACTGGCTGGTTCGACAGTTTCGCTTAATGCTGCGGTGCAGATCGTGACATTCGGAACGATCTCGGAAATAGATACGTCGAGCTACACGGTAGGCGAAACTTTATATATCAACGGAACCGGAACGCTTTCGGCAACGAAACCAACCGGAGAATCAAAACTCATCCAGAACATCGGAATGGTTCAACGAGTTCACGCAACCGCCGGATCGATCAAGGTCGGCGGAGCAGGTAGAACAAATGACACACCAAATCTAAATGAAAACAAAATTTTTATCGGCAATGCGTCAAATCAAACGACGACTCAAACCCTATCAACAGCTATCTCGGGAGCTGGTTCGCCTATTATTTCAACAGGCTCGACGGCTCCTTCGTCGACTCCTGCAAAAGCTGGCGACATATTTGTAAACACAACCGCTGGCGACGTCTACATCGCCAAGGGTTCGGCATCGTCCGAAGATTGGGTTCTGGTTTCATGATATATTAATAGTGAAGAGGTAATGTTTAGGTCTTCACCAAACGGTGATCCACCGAAAGGTGATTTACTAAAACGACAATTGAGAATCAGAACGTACAGAGACAGTCCGGGGAGAATTGTCATATCGAGATCATGAACAATGAGCAGCGAGTTAATAGCAATGTTAGGCGGCGGCGTGACGGGCTTCGTCATGAAGCTGATCTCGGCTCAAATGTCTATACAGGCGAAGGCGATAGACAATATGATCAATCGCCAGAAACTGGCCGACGACTCTGCCGACCGAGCAGCCAAACGCGACGGCTCCGGTGGTGCTTGGATTCGTCGAATGATTGCAATCTGCATTCTGTTCTCGATGATCTTCGCTCCGTTTGTCATGGCCTTCTTCGATATTCCGGTGACGGTCGAAAAAACCAAGGGCGGCATTCTCAGCTTTCTGGGTTTTGGTCTGAATGGCTGGAAAAATCTAGAGGGCTTCGTTCTCCTTCCCGAGGTTCGTCAGGGGATGCTTGCGATCCTGGGGTTCTATTTCGGCAGTTCACAGGTTAAGTAAGATGGATATATCCGACAAAACCTCGATTACCATACCGCTTCGCAATCTCATCGCGTTGATCGCCTTCACGATTGTTTCCGTTAGCGGCTACGTCAACATGGTTGGCCGTCTAGCAACACTGGAGAACGCACAAGCGATCCGCGACGTAGAGATCGGGATGAATTCGGAATTCCGAATAAAGTGGCCGCGTGGTGAAATGGGAGCTTTACCGGAGGACGCCGAGCAAAATCTGCGGCTGACTTATGTGGAAAAGCACGTCGAAGAAATGACTGGCGAGCTTGAGAGATTGAAGGCGTTTGGTTCAACCAACTTTGATCTGAAGGACAAGAAGTATTTAGACGTTAAATGACATGGAGACGCATTTCATCAGATCGGTATATTCGGCAGTGCTAGGACTCATTGGATCATTCGCATCGATCACAAGCGTGAGCGAAGTTCTGACGGTCCTCGGAGC